CCACAAGCTACGCAGCAGCAGAATGATATTACGAATCATTACGGGCAGAAGCAGGTACAGCCGAGGCCGAGACCGAGAGCAAACCTATTCTGCCAATCACAGCATACTGAACATGTCATCCATTTTCAGTGAGTATGATAAGTTCCTGGAATGTCAGACACACCCAGTATCCAGGGCAATGCCCACGGAGGGAGGAGGCGCACTCAAGATTGAGATCCCAGTATTTGTGCTTAACTCGGATGATCCTGAGCTCCGCTGGCGATTCACTTGCTTTGTCCTTCGCCTTGCCCTGAGTGAATCTGCTAATCGTCCGCTGCGCCAGGGAGCCTTAATCTCTGTGCTGTGTGCTCATGCACAGGTCATGAAGACTTATGTTTCTCTAGCAGCACAGTCTGGAGAGGCGGTGATAACCATACTGGAAATCGATGACTTTGAGGACAAGATCCCTGTATTCAATAACAGGAGCGGGATCACTGAAGAGAGGGCCTCACGCCTTGCGATGATTGCTGAAGACCTGCCCCGGGCATGCACCAATGAGACACCGTTTGTCAACGGGAATACTGAGAATGACCCCCCCGAGGACGCTTCAGATGTTCTAGACAGGATATTCAGTATTCAGGTGCAGATCTGGATTACCGTAGCCAAGGCAATGACAGCATTTGAGACAGCAGAGGAGTCGGAAACTCGCCGCCTTAATAAGTACATGCAGCAAGGGAGGGTTCAGAAGAAGTGCTTGCTCTTCCCTATTGTCCGCACTACGGTCCAGCTGACCATAAGGCAGAGTCTGCTGATAAGAGGGTTTCTGGTCAGTGAGATGAAGAGGGCTCAGAATTCGCCTGGGGGGAAATCCGCATACTACAGCTTTGTGGGGGATATTGCTGCATACATAAAGAATGCCGGAGTCACTGCGTTCCTCCTCACCCTTAAATTCGGCATACAAACCCGCCTCCCCGCACTTGCACTCAGCAGCTTGTCAGGTGACATACAGAAGGTTAAGCAGTTGATGGTTCTGTATCGGGAGAAAGGGGAGAATGGGCCTTACATGACCCTTCTTGGGGATCCTGACCAGATGCAGTTTGCGCCAGCAGAGTACAGCCTGCTGTACTCATACGCCATGGGAGTGGCCTCGGTACTGGAGTCAAGCACTACACGCTATCAGTTTGCAAGGGATTTCATGAATCCCACATTCTGGCGCATCGGTGTAGAAAGCGCCCAGACACTGGCCACAAGCGTAGATGAGGGAATGGCATCTGAACTTCAGCTTGGGAAGCAAAGTCGTGCAGTGCTGAGTGAGATGATGCAGAAAGTAGCAGGGTCTGCAGGGGAGTATACTATGAATGCACCTGCTGCGTCAGTAATGGTAGGATCCGGGGTCGGTGAGTCAACACGGCCCTTGACATCTAAGGTAGGTTCTAGCAGGATTCAGTCAGATGGTGCACAGATACCCCCGGGGTTCAACACCCTAGAGGAGTACTATGACTATATGCGAAGTGAGGGGGCAGGCAAGGCAGGAACGTCTGCCGGGACATCCAGCAAACCAAAAACACCTGGGCTGGATGATGATACAGACAACCAGGGGGACTGGAGCCTATAGACAACCTGGGCACACCCCCTCTCTCAGGCTGATGCAGGGCTGTTAGCAGCAAGTGTGATAGTCACACCTCCAACTGTTTAAGAAAAAATTACGGGCAGAAGACCGCACACCTGGCAAGCCCACCAACAGATCCCGCCAGCCCACAAGCCCCGCCGCCAGCCGCCAGGATGGCCACATTCACCGATGAGGAGATAGACCAGCTGTTCGACAGCAGCAACACCATCATTGACTCCATCATTACATCCCAGTCCAACCCTGTCCAGACGGTAGGGAAGAGCGCGATCCCAGCCGGCATAACCAAGGCGAAAACTGATGCATGGGAGAAAGCTATCAGAGACCAGATTGCAGAATCCGATGCAGAACACACCAAGGCCAGCACCCCCGAGGCTGGGTCCAAGGACAGCGGCAGCAGCGAAGCCCAAGCAACACAACAGAGCCAGAACCCGGTAACGGAGAACCAGCCAAGCAAAAATCTTCTTGCCTCCATCGACCGGCTGGCCTCTAAGACATATGAGCCTGGCTTAAAAAAGGGGTCAACTTCCCTGCTTCAGAGTCAAGACCAACAGAACGGTTCACCGGGTCCCAGAAATCCTCTTCCCCCTCAAGGAAACCTCCCTTCAAGCCAGGCCACCGGCGTGAATTCTCCATATGCTGGGGGGATTGCGGCATCACCACAACATCGTGGTGCAACCCAGCATGTACCCCAATCACTGAGCTCCCCACCATCTCTGAGTGCATCTGTGGGGACTGCCCCAATATCTGCCGACTCTGTCTCCGAGATGAGACAGATGCTGGAGGCCATCATTGTAAGGATGAATAAAATTGAGTGCACACTGGATAGCATCCTAAAACAGACTGCAGGGGTTGCTGGGATCAAGAATGACCTCCAGCTAGTTAAGGTGTCTGTGGCAACAATTGAGGGGTCAATAAGCATGATTAAGCTGATGGACCCTGGGAATGCTAACATTTCTTCCTTGACTGAGCTGCGAGCAAGCAGCAGGCAGACTCCTGTGGCTGTGTGCGGGCGAGGTCGGCCAGAGGATTCCCTGCTGGCTGATGGCTCCATGGGCATTGACAAACTGGGCCGCCCTGTCAAAGATATGAGGGATCTTGTTACTAAGCCTCCTAATGATGGTAAAGACTTAATGCTTGAGAAGGAAACTCTTGCTGCTCTAATCAAGTCACGTCCCATGCAGCCTGCAGCAGCAAAGCGCCTGCTTGCTCGCCTAGATAATTGCGCAGGGATGGACGATATAAAGAAGCTCAAGAGGGCAGTCCTTAATAGCTAAACCCTAACAGCCACGGGCTCCTGGCTGCCCTCTCAGGACTGCTATGGACCACCTAGATAATCAGAATGGCATTCTATCCGGCCTAGCAAGACCCCACAACCCGGTTTTCCCATCACGCTAGATGTGCTTCATGCCCACGATCAGGCAACCCTGCTTCCCTCTAGGCTATTAAGAAAAAAGAAAAGTACGGGCAGAAGCCTCAATCCAACGGCAGCCAACCGCATCAAGGCAAGGGATGTCCCTCGAAAGCCGCACCGTGCGCCTGTATGTCGACCCTGATCAGGCGGCCAGCTCTCTGCTGGCCTTCCCCCTGATCTTTACCAGCAATGAATCCGGGAAGAAGACACTCTCACCCCAATATAGGATTCAGATCATTGAGGACGACAGGGAGAGCGACAATGATCTGGTGTTTATCTCCACATACGGATTTATCACTGGTTTGGAGACAGCAGTTGACCGCAGCATTTCCGTGGATATGAGCCAGGAGAGGGTTGTCCTCACGTCCTGCATGCTGCCTCTAGGGAGTGTCCCGAAAACATCTGACCTGCATGAATTGGCACGGGCATGCCTGGAGCTCAAGGTTGCATGCAAGAAGGCTGCGACAAACTCTGAGAGGATCATTTTCAACATCTTAGATGCCCCCCCTGTCCTTGCACCATGTGCCACAATCAAGCAAGCCGTAACGTCCTGTGCGGCAGCGGTCAACCTAAAGGCACCTGAGAAAATTATGGGGAACTATGACCTACTGTACAAGGTTACTTTCGTATCTCTAACCATCATCCCCGCAGGATCGGTCTATAAAGTGTCATCTCCGGTGCTTAAGGCTGGCTCATCCTTGACCTACGGTCTGAACCTCAGCATTACGCTCAAGATCGACATTGGGGATCAGCACCCGAGTGCCAAGATGCTAATGAAAAGAGATGACGGGTTCTATGCTAACCTTTGGATTCATTGTGGGTTGCTATCAGCTGTTAAGAAAGGGGGAAAGAAACATTCTATTGAGGAGATTGCCAACAAGGTCAGGCGCTTGGAAATGAAGCTGATGCTTGTGGACATGTTCGGACCCTCGATTGTCATAAAGTGCACTGGCGTAAAGACTAAGCTGCTTGCTGGATTCTTTTCAAAGAAGGGAACCGCTGTCTACCCGATTAGCAGGGCAGCCCCCGGGATAGGGAAGCTACTATGGTCGCAGTCAGGTACCATTACTGAGGCTGCAATCATAATTCAAGGTGGTACTCCCCACCAACTGGTGAGCACCAGTGACTACGCTGTGACTAGTACTAAGGTGACTGTCGGGGGCGGGAATTCCAAATATAACCCTTTCAAGAAGTAATGGTTAAGTCTTCCCCGTCTGCATTCAGGCCTGACTGCAAGCAGAACTAGTGCAATCATATTTATGATTAGACATAGACCCAGTTGATCACTACATGGCTGCACTGATCACCACATCAGGGACTGCATAAAGAAAAAGTACGGGCAGAAGCCACATTAGGCCTCGGCCCCCCGCGAATCAAGACATCATGTCTGCTCTCCAATGGAGGTGCACTGTCGCCGTTCTTACTTCCACTCTACTCTTGGCAGCACGTGCAGTTGAATTCAGCAACCGGAGGGCAGTGGATGCCGGATTCGTATTCCAGTCAGAGCGGGCTGTGAACTTGTACGCGAAATCCTTAACCGGTACAATTGCGATCAAACTGATGCCCAACCTACCAGAGTATATGAAGGGTTGCCAGCAGGACATCATCAAGAGTTACAACAAGAGCCTGGTGAGCATATTTATGCCATTGGGAGACAGCATCAAGAGGATATGGGGAAACACAACCTCATCGGCTGGTGATGGTGCTGCTCAGTCAAGGCTCATTGGTGCTATCATAGGGGGCGTGGCGCTTGGCGTAGCAACTTCCGCACAGATCACTGCGGGGATTGCCATAGCCCAATCAAAGCAGAATGCGGAGAATATCCTGAAGCTCAAGCAGGCCATTGCGAATACCAATAATGCAGTGCAGGAACTTATCACTAGCCAGCAAGAGGTGGTTACTGCCTTAGGGAAGATTCAGGACTATATCAACACTGCTCTTAATGATACCATCCAACAGGTGGACTGTGTCACATCCGCCAACCGACTTGGGGTAGAGTTGAGTCTTTACCTCACCCAACTTACCACAGTGTTTAGCAACCAGATCCAAAACCCTGTGCTCACCCCCCTAAGCATTCAGGCGTTGTACAACATTGCAGGAGGCAACTTAGATAGGTTCCTCAACAAAATAGGAGGGTCATCAAAGAACTTGCAATCTTTAATCTCCAGTGGTCTGATCCAGGGTCAGCCAATTGCATACGATGCAGAGTATCAAATTTTAGTTATAGCTGTGTCCATTCCAAGCATCAATACAGTTAATAATCTCCGCATGGCACAATTGGTCCCGCTCTCTATCTCAACCCCGAGGGGCCAGGGAGCAGTGATACTGCCTAGATATGTGGTCAAGGTTGCTGACTTGATAGAAGAGATGTCAATTGAGGACTGCATTGTTACTGATACTGATGTCTACTGCACTAGGTTAACTACGTTTCCCCTAGCTTCAGAGATGCAGCAGTGCATCCTAGGTAATGTCTCGGCTTGTTCTTACTCAATCAACCGAGGAGTGCTCACCACAAAGTTTGTTACAGTGGATGGCATTGTTGTGGCCAATTGCCAAGCAGTCACCTGCAGGTGTGTTGACCCATCAAAAATAATCTCCCAGTTTTCAGGAAAGCCTCTAACTGTTATTAATCCTGAGGTATGCAAGGTCCTCAATATTGACCAAGTCACCCTCAGATTATCAGGGACATTTACGTCCGAGTATGGGGGGAATATTTCCATCCCTGCAGGGCAGATAGTTGTGACTGGGCCGCTGGACATCAGCTCCGAGCTCAACAAGGTTAACAACAGCTTGACCAATGCACAGGCAGCTGTTGACAAGAGCAACGAGATACTTAAGAAGGTGAATGTCAGGTTAATAAGTGAAGCACCAATGGTGACTATCATCATCTTGGCTGTTGTCAGCCTGGTCCTGAGTATCCTTGTAATGATTGGCTTGGTGTACACGTACTGCACTGTCAAGAAATACAGCAAGCAAACAGAGTGGATGATGATGAGGAGTCAGACAAAGATGTGACAGAGCACTGGCCTGCTTCCCTGATTGGGGCTGGCAACCCGGGCTTCTCCGTGCGTCAGGCAGTAATCAGGACATTAAGAAAAAACGGAAAAGTACGGGCAGAAGACCTTGGCTCTCGAGCCCTGCAAATCTGCCCAACTTTTCCACACAGGAGCACGATGCCGTCCATCAACACCCGGCAGTCCTCTCCAAGCATGGAACAGCTGACCTACAGGTATGCGGACACCGACGGGAAAAACACATGGAGGAATGCGTACAGGGCACTGTCTATCATGATGCTAACTACAGTCCTCGGTCTGGCTGTCGCCATCTTTTGCAAGATTCCAAGTGAGGACCCTGTAAGTGTTGTCACGACTGCATTGATGCCCCTCACCTTGTTGGTAAAAGGGATACAAGACAAGGTGGTGGAGGTCCTTGAGGTAGAGAGCAAGATATACAGGCAAAGTGTGTTAGAGACCCCTCTCCAGCTATCTGCTATGCAGACTAGTATCATGCAGAGTCTTAGTGCGCTATCATACCAGATCAGCCTAGAGACTAATGGTACAAATTGTGGGGTTCCAATCCATGACCAGGCCTTTGCAGGAGGGATCAATACCCCACTTTTCTCCGGCAACTTCACCTCAGCTAGCCAACTGTACGTGGGGAAATACTTAGAACATCTCAATTTCATCCCGGCTCCAACTACCGGTCGAGGATGTACCAGAATCCCGTCATTCTCCTTATCAGCAAGTCACTGGTGCTATACCCATAACGTGATTCTTGCTGGCTGCCAGGATCATAGTGCATCTCATCAGTATCTCTCACTGGGGACGCTCAAGATCTCCCCTTCTAACAGGATTTACCTGTCCACTTTAAGGAGCATCAACTTAGATGATGGGATCAACAGGAAGTCCTGCAGCATAGCAGCGACTAAGTATGGGTGTGACATGTTGTGTTCGATAGTGACCGAGTCCGAAGTCCAGGACTATGCATCCCCCAATCCTACTGAGATGATCCATGGGCGACTAGACTTTGGGGGCGTCTACAAAGAGGCCTCAGTAGGAGCAAGCAGTGTGTTCAAAGACTGGGCGGCAAACTATCCGGGTGTGGGGAGTGGGGTGGCATACAAGGGGAAGGTGGTGTTCCCTGTATATGGAGGAGTCAAGAGTGGCACACCGACCTACAAGGCGAATGAAGGGAAGTATGCTATCTACACAAGAGTGGGAGACCCGTGCCCAGACAGCAACCAGACCCAGATTAATAATGCAAAGGCATCATACATAATCCCCTACTTCTCGAATCGAATGGTACAACAGGGGATTCTTAGTATTGAGGAGAGACCTGAGCTGGGGATGGGACCCACATTACATGTCGCGTCTAACGATGTCGCTTTGATGGGGGCAGAGTCTAGGGTACTTGAGATTGATGGACGCTTATTCCTATATCAGAGGGGCACGTCCTGGTTCCCTGCAGCCGTGATATACCCAGTGGAAGATAAGAATGGCACTCTCTCACTTAAGCCTCCGTACATATACAACAATTTTACACGACCTGGCACAGGAGTATGCTCATCCTACAGCCGCTGTCCTAATGTATGCCTGTCAGGGGTATATACTGATGCTTATCCCATAGTATTCTCAGCCAGCAAGGCTCCCTTGGGTGTATTTGGAACCTACTTAGATCATCGATTTGATCGGAAGGGCCCTAAGTCAGCTGTCTTCTTCCGCACCGGGATGAGCAATGTCACCAATGTATCCACTCCTCCAGTAGGGGCGGCATACACGACTTCCACTTGCTTTAGGCTGACGTCCCTTGGTAAGCACTATTGCATATCAATAGCGGAAATTAGAAATACTGTGTTTGGGGAGTTCCGGATTGTCCCCCTGCTATTAGAAGTATTCACAAAGCCTTCTAAATGACTGCTCGCATCAGAGATTAAGCGTCTAAGTTAGCAGTTCCGATGCCCCGCCGGCCGCACTGATTGGCCTGCTTGGCTTATCTGCTTAGCTCTAGCAATCTGCATTAAGAAAAAATCAGGAGTACCCTCGGGAACCTTACGGGCAGAAGCTGCCACGACGGTGTGCCATGGCCAATAAGACCCAAATAATACTTCCTGACTCACACCTCTCGTCCCCTTTAGTGCTCCACAAGCTCCTATACTACTGGAAGTTAACCGGGTTACCTCTCCCTGAGGAATATGAAAATGATGACCTGATCTTGACCCGGAGCTGGGGTGCTATAAGGAATCAGAATAGCGATCCTATACTTAGATGTGTCCAAACGGGAGCGGCCGCTCAGCAATACCTAAATCACAAGACACGAATCCGTGCTGTCTGCCACCCACGCACGCTGAGTTGGCTAACAAGGATAAATTCCCCTGCGGTAGCCAGGAAGTTCCAGAAGATTGCTGATAACATAAGGGACTGTGTATCAGCACGAGGGAAGAACCTGCGGGAACTGGTCCTCGCAGTTCAGCAAAAGCTAGGACGGAATAAGCCAAGCACTGCTAGCGAGACTCAATCAAACTTGACCTCCCAAACTAGCCCCGAATTTGAGTACCTTATCAACCATCCTGACATATGGTTTACAGATGAGTGGGCCAATGCAAAGATGACATGGCTGCAGTTGAAGCAGATGACTCGGTTCATGCTGCTGAGCAGTCGCAATGGAACACTCCGGCATCCATTCTCAACCCTAGACCTCACGGACGGGGTTGCCCTTGTTTCCCCGGATGTGACTATTATTATTAGCCAAACGGAGAATAAATTCACATGCCTTCATAATGAGCTGATACTAGCCTACTCAGACATGCTGGAAGGGAGGAGCGCTGTTTCCACTACGTCGAGGACCCTAACTTTCCTCCAGCCACTCCACGACAGGATCAGTGACCTGTTACACCTGATTGACCAACTGTTTGAGATGATCGGCAACCCAGGGTACGAAGTGGTGGCTCTGTTAGAGTCATTGGCGTATGCGTCAGTCCAGCTCCTGGAGCCCACTGATGAGTATGCTGGGGATTTTCTCAAATTCAACTTGTCCGAATTGCATGACATCATGATCAAGCATCTTGACTCCGGAACAACACAGCGTCTCTTGACTGCTATAGCTAACATTTATAGCGGATTGACAGAAGACCAAGGAGCTGAGCTCCTCTGCATGCTTAGATTATGGAGTCACCCTCTACTTAGTGCAAGGGCGGCTGCTAACAAGGTTAGGAAAACCATGTGTGCTCCCAAGCTGGTTGATCTGGACACTATCTGCCAGGTGCTGAGCTTCTTCAATTGCACTATCATAAATGGATATCGCCGGGCAAATTCCGGCTTGTGGCCAAAGATTGACCCTAGGAGCATACTGTCTGACACGGTGCGTCAGCTATATGTGGATTCTGCAGAGATACCTCACTCAATAATGCTCAGCCATTACAAAGAGCTGTCTCAGCTTGACTTCATGCCTACCATCGTACCCGACCCCGTATCAGACTTGAGCATGTTCCTTAAGGATAAGGCAATTGCTAAGCCACGACCACAGTGGCTGTCATCCTTTAAGCAAGCCCTCCTCCCTAAGGAGGTACATAGGCATGTCACAAGCGTCCCAGGCTCCAATCGCCTCTTAATTGACTTCTTAGAGTCCAATGATTTCGACCCATATAAGGAAATGGACTACCTAAACAGTATGGCATACCTGTCAGATGATGATGTGTCTATCTCGTACTCACTCAAGGAGAAAGAAGTCAAGGTTGACGGGCGGATCTTTGCGAAACTGACGAAGAAGCTGCGTAACTGTCAAGTAATGGCAGAGGGTATTCTTGCAAAAGAGATAGCCCCCTTTTTCAAAGGTAATGGAGTTGTGCAGGATCAGATATCACTCACGAAGACCATGCTCACCATGTCTCAACTCTCTTTGAATTGCAACAGGCACCTGCTCACGCAGAGAGGAGAGAATATTGCCAGCTCTCGGGAGAACAGGATGAGGCATAGGACGAAGACCAGGATGGCAGTGTTCCTAACTACTGATCTTGAGAAGTATTGTACAAACTGGAGATATCAAGTTATTAAGCCATTCGCAAGGTCCTTAAACCGCCTCCTGGGCTTTGACCACTTCTTCGAGTGGATCCATCTTCGTTTAGCTGACCTGACTATGTATGTAGGCGACCCATTCAACCCCCCTGTGGACGTAGCCACCGGAGATATTAATGATCAGCCGAACGATGACATCTTCATTGTTAGCGCTCGGGGGGGCATAGAGGGCCTATGTCAAAAACTGTGGACCATGATCTCAATCTCTGCAATCAACCTGGCCGCCGCACGTTCCAACTGCAGAGTGGCATGCATGGTGCAGGGTGACAACCAGGTGCTTGCAGTGACCAAAGAAATAAATGCTGATCATACGTGGGACCAAGCAACAGAGGAGCTGCATCAAGTAAGCAATATCTTTTTTAGGGAGTTGATTGCTGTAAATCACGGAATAGGGCACAACCTGAAGCTGCGTGAGACAGTTAGGTCAGAGACTTTTTTTGTCTATAGCAAGAGAATCTTCAAAGATGGGAGGATACTCAGCCAAATACTCAAGAATGCCTCTAAGCTTGTCCTGATTTCTGGAGACCTGTCGGAGAACATTCCAGCCTCATGTGGTAACATCTCTTCAACAATCACCAGGATATGTGAAAATGGTGCCCCAAAGGATTACTGTTTTTTGCTCAATTACATAATGACTCTTCTTGAGGTCCAGTTCGAGTGCATGTTCTCAGTAGTCGGGAGACACGAGCCTGCGTCCTACAAAGAGCTCCTAGGGAACCTCAACCTGATGTCTGCGTATGTACTCACACCCACTCAGGTAGGAGGTCTCAACAACCTGCAGTACTCGCGGCTGTACGCGCGGAACATCGGGGACCCTGTGACTGCGGCATTTGCTGACTTACGGCGCCTCATATCCTCCGGCTTAATCCCCGCACGCATCCTGTACTCAATCCTCGCAAGGGAGCCAGGTGATGGCACGTGGTTGACACTGTGTAGCGACCCCTACGCACTCAATCAGCCTTTATGTGGTGACCCAGGAGTGCTCCTCAAACGTCATACGCAGAGAGTTCTGTTTGAGACCTGCTCCAATCCACTGCTGGCAGGTGTCTACAGTGAGGACGGTGATAGTGAAGAGATGACCTTGGCTCAAGCACTGCTGGATCAGAGGATGGTTCACCCGCGGGTCGCTCATGCAGTCATGGAATGCACATCAATCGGGAGGAGAAAACAGATCCAAGGACTGATCGACACCACTAACACAATCATAAAGATTGCCCTTGACAGGAAGCCACTGTCGCTAAGAAAGCTTACTAAGATTGTTAACTACTCTGGTCTTCACATGGAGTACTTCATTAAGGAGATATGGAACCACAGAACCCCCCGGGACCCATATGTGAATGAAGAGACCTGCTCCCTGACTCTGGCCAACTATTGTAGGACTCGCTCTTGGAGCAACTTGCTAGCAGGGCGGAATATCCAGGGTGTCACCTCCCCGGATGTCCTTGAGATGGTAGAAGGGACAATTCTGTCTGTCATCGGGTCATGTAGCTCATGTGAGAGCGGAGATACTCAATACACGTGGTTCCACCTTCCCTCAGGTGTGGACCTATCAAGCTTGATGGATAGGAACCCTACTACCCGCGTGCCATATCTCGGGTCAAAGACTCAAGAGAGAAGGACCGCATCTCTGGCTAAGATCGCTAACATGTCTCCCCATGTCAAGGCTGCACTCAGGGCAGCTTCCCTAGTCATATGGGCTTATGGGGACTGTGAGGAAAATTGGGAAGTGGCACATGCCTTGGCTAGCTCCAGATGCAACATCGACCTAGAACATCTTAAGCTCCTTTCCCCCCTGCCAACATCTGGCAACCTGCAGCACAGGCTGGACGATGGGATTACACAGACAACCTTTACCCCTGCAAGCCTGTATCGGGTAGCATCTTTTATACACATCTCGAACGACTCCCAGCGATTGTATGAGGAGAATTCTGCTAAAGAGAGCAATATAATCTACCAGCAAATCATGCTAACAGGCCTGGGCTTTATGGAGAGTCTCTTCCCACTAGGGGTTGACACAGTGTCAGAAGAGGTGACACTACATCTCCATACAGGCACAAGCTGCTGTATAAGAGAGGTGGACCTTGCTGATCCGTTCCCTCTTCTTAATATATTCCCTGAGATGCCAGGTGTTAGACAGAACAGATTCATGTATGATGCAACACCGCTTACTGTGCAAGAGAGAACAGTTCTAGATGTCAAGGTCTACAGAGCATATGAGCTTAACCTCGAATCATATTCCACCCTTGATTTGATGGACGTCCTGGCAAGCAGTACGGGGAAGCTGATAGGGCAATCAATTGTCTCTTACGATGCTGAGACTTCCATTAAGAATGATGCAATTGTGACGTATGACAACTCACGCAATTGGATCAGTGAGGCACAAAACTGTGATGTATTAAAGTTGCTTGAATATGCTGCACTTGAGATTATACTGGACTGCGGGTACCAGGCCTACTACCTTAGAATAGTAGGAATACAGGAGCTCATACTGTACATGAATGATCTGTTCAAGAACATGCCTGGGCTGCTCCTAGGGAATCTGGCTGCTACTATATCACACCCTGTAATCCTAGAAAGGTTGTACTCAGTAGGCTTCATTGACTATAGACAGGTACCTCAACTGGCGCACCTGGATTTTGTTGCCCTGGCAGCCGAGATCTTATCTCGTGCCCTCAGGCGTGTGCTAGTGCAGATGCAGACTGGGACACCATACAATCTCCTCTTCCCGTCAACCGTGGATGATGATCTGAGTGACAGAATGTTCAATATGCTGGCACGATACAACTGCCTCCTCTGTCTGATATTTGGAGTTGGTAGGGACCTTCCAATAATTAGAAATCTCACAGCCGAAGAAAAGTGCCAGGTAATGGGGAAGTACCTCAGTATGGTGATCCAGCTTAAGAACCTGAATGAGGCACAAGCTGCCATGATCACACAGCCTCAAATCATCACTTTCCCAACTAATCTCTACTATATGTCCAGAAAGAGTCTCAATATAATCCGGGAGCGTGATGATAAACACATGATCCTTTCTTGTATTTTCCCTGACCCAGTAACCGGGTGTTTTGATCTCAAAATGGTGGACTGGAGTGAATCCTCGGACCGATTCCTGAAGGAGCCTCTCTCTTTCAACTTTGAGTTCCATCTGAAGTCCGAGCTGTCCTGCTTGCAGTACTGCGGCTCTGCTGAGGGAGAGGCTGGGCGCAGCTCACAAAGGCTGTCAGATGACCTGAGTAGGTATCTGTTCCGCGGGATTGGTACCTCCTCAACATCTTGGTACAAGGCGTCCAATCTACTGTCCAATCCTGATGTCAGGCAGTCACGTGGGGGGGATGCACTGTATATCGCAGAAGGGAGCGGGGCAACCATGAGCTTAATTGAACATTACATCCCCCACCGAGTAATCTACTACAACTCATTTTTCTCAAATTGCATGAATCCACCGCAGCGCCACTTTGGCCCAGCTCCGGTGCAGTTCATCGAATCCGTCCCATATAAAAATATCCAGGCCCAGGTCCCATGCCAGGACGGGTTTGTCCAGGAATTCCGTGTGCTATGGCGAGAAAATGCAGCAGAGACTGACATCACTAGAGACCAGTGTGTCAATTTCATCTGTCAGACTGTACCCCCCCTGAGCCTCAGCTTGGTTGTGTGTGACCTGGAGCTGGACTCGAGCACCAACTGGGAGGCAGTTAAGAGTGCATATATCAACATAGCCACGGTTGCAGCTCAGTGCCTGAAGCCCGGAGGAGTCCTAGTCATCAAGGCCCTTTATTCACGGACAAGGGAGTTCTCATTTATGTATGCCCTTCTGTGGACTATGGCGAGCAGGATTGTGGCGACTTCAAATGGATACTCGTGCAGGGGGGATTATGAGTGCTACCTGATAGTCGTGAAGGGAGACAAGTGCAGCCAACCATCAATTCAGTCTGCTGTGGTAAAGGTCATGGAACTGGATCGCAAGAGACTGACAGTTATTGGGCGGCGAGACGAAGAGAATCTCTTACAGTTGTTCCTAGGCCAACTTGCGGCATGTCAGGAAGTGTTACGGGCGCCCATGTCTATCATTGTCAAGACTTTGAAGAGTCAGCCTGATGAGCCGCTACTTGCAGTAGGAGGCCAGCCCGTCCGGCCTGCAATGTGCGAGTTGGCATACACGGGAGATGACTTCAACCTTAGCCGCCTAGTTGCCAACTACCTGGACACTGTCCTTAAAACTGCTATCTACTACAGAGATGAGCAGAACCTTGTGGAGACTGCGTTCCTCTTGACGCCCTTCAACATTCATGTGCAAGGGAAAATCAAGACACTGATCCAGGGAACAACACGGCAACTGCTTGAGGCACACCTTATCCACATCAGCCCTGACGACCTCCATATGTGTCAGCGAATGCTATCCGCAATCTTATCCGGGGCGATTGCCTTTGAGGACTTTATCACTGTCAAGATGTACCTGTCACTAACTGGAATCCGGAAATACATCCTCAAGAAGCTCGGTAAAGTGGGTCTCCTAGATTGTTTTTCCAGCACAAGCCGGGTCCTTTTAACACGACCTGAGCAGAAGCTCTACATGAAGATGCTAGGTAACGCGATGAAGGGCTATTACCAGAGATGACATCCTCCGGGTTAGAGTCATGGTCACAGGGAACTGGGGAGGCTCATCAGCCTTCACGGGCCGGCGGGAAGAGGAAGGGTAGGCCAGCTGCACTTGCTGCGCGCTGGCGAGCCCCTGTTGTTGGTGGCTGGCCCGACCTGGCCCTCCCCCTTCTGTGCCTCGGCATCGGGCTCACAACACATTAAGAAAAAATGGGGCAATTATGGTATCTACTACATATTCCGTC